TTGCGGCTAACCAACCACTGCATCTACCAGACTCAGATGCAACAGCAGAGGAGAAGCGTGATGCTTTCGATAAGACTCTTGGGACAGACCGTATTTATCTGTTCGATCACTTTGGTTCTACAAGCGTTGACAATATTATCAACAGAGTTAAGTACCTCGCAAAAGGCTTGGGCTGTAGTTACATTTTCCTTGACCATATTTCTATTGTGGTTTCTGCACAGGCAAGTGGCGATGAGAGAAAAGCTATTGATGAGATCATGACTCGACTGCGTATGGTTGTGCAAGAGACAGGCATTGCTCTGATTGTAGTGTCACACCTCAAGCGTCCTGACTCCAAGGGTCACGAGGAAGGTGCGGCTACGTCACTGGCACAGCTACGTGGCTCTGGGTCTATCGCTCAGTTATCTGACATGGTGATTGGTCTTGAGCGTAACGGTCAGGCAGAGGATGAGACAGAGCGTAACACTACCCGTGTGCGTGTACTCAAGAACAGATTCTCTGGTACGACTGGGCCTGCCAGTGCATTGCTTTACTCACGCTCCACTGGTAGAATGACAGAGGTTCAAGAAGAGGAGTTGTAATGAATGTATTGGTACTCGACATAGAGACCAACCTCGCTCACGATACGATCTGGTGTTGCGTCTGCAATGACGATGTGTATACAAATGCGAACGGTTTGCAACAACTAATTGATTCGCACGATATCATTGTAGGTCACAACATCATAGGGTTTGACGGGCCAGTGCTGTCACGGGTTTGGGGAGTCCAGATTCCCCTCTCCAAAGTTCGTGACACTCTGGTCATGTCAAGGCTATGGAATCCACAACTGGAGGGTGGGCATAGCCTGCGTGCATGGGGTGAAAGACTTGGTGATTACAAGGATGACTTCACTGACTTTGATTGTGGTCTCACACGAGAGATGATTGATTACTGTAAGCAGGACGTACACGTTACATCATTGTTGTATGACAGGTTGGCACGAGAGCTACAAAATTACGGTAGTAGTGTAGACCTAGAGCATCGTATTGCTCACATCATGAAGAGGCAAGAGGACAATGGATTCAAGCTCAATGTACCGGAAGCTATCGCTTTATTGGCTCAACTTAAGGATCGAATGTCTGTTATTACTGACGAGATGCAAGCTGTATTCCCTCCTATTGTTGAGGAGCGTTGGTCAGAAAAGACAGGCAAGAGACTCAAGGACAAGGTTACCGTATTCAATGTGGGGTCACGTCAGCAGATCGCCGACAGGTTGCAGAGCATTGGTGTTACGTTTACTAAGAAGACTGAGAAAGGCAGTATCATAGTTGACGAGACAACGCTCAAGTCTATTGACAAACCAGAAGCGCAGTTGATTGCTGAGTACCTCATGTTACAGAAGCGTGTTGGTCTGTTGGATTCATGGATTGATAACGTCAAGGATGACGAGCGTGTGCATGGTAGAGTGATTACCAATGGTGCTGTGACTGGACGCATGACACATCAGAAACCCAACATGGGACAGATACCTAGTGTCAACAGTGAGTATGGTGCTGACTGTCGCAAGCTGTGGACTGTTGATGATGGTAATGTGCTATGCGGAACCGATTTATCTGGGATCGAGTTGAGATGTTTATCGCATTACATGCAAGACCCAGAGTGGCAAGAGGAATTATTGAATGGAGATATCCATCAGAAGAACGCTGATGCCGCAGGTATTACGAGACCGCAGGCAAAGACGCTTATCTATGCAACCTTATATGGAGCAGGGCCAAGTAAGATTGGCAGTATTGTCGGCGGCGGTGCGCGTGAGGGGCAAGAAGTGTTGTCGCGCTTTTATGCTAACACCCCTGCGCTCTCAAGGCTTATGGAAAAGGTTAAGAAAGTGGCAAGCAAAGGGTACGTGCCGGGGTTGGATGGTAGAAGGATCATTGTTAGATCTGAGCATGCCGCACTCAACAGCCTCCTTCAAGGTTGCGGGGCTATTATTGCAAAGCAGTGGTGTATTGAAGCGCACAAAACCTTCAGGAGACTTTCACTCCCTGTGCGGCAGGTTGCATTCGTGCATGATGAAATTCAGATTGAAACAGCGGAACGCTATGGCGAACAAGTTGCGTCAATCATGATAGCTTCTGCGGCGAAAGCCGGAGAGGTGCTAGGGTTTCGGTGTCCTGTTGATGCCGAAGCAAAAATAGGTAACAATTGGTTTGACACCCACTAGTTATCTGTGGTATAATATATGTTCAATTACTTCCTCAGGAGAAAAGTATGAGCGAATTATTTAAGTTCCAAGACATCGAGTTGTATTGGCCTTCTCTGTATGAGATCAACCCAACCTCAAAGAAGTATCAAGTTGATCTTGTCAATCTGAATGCCAAGCAGATCGAGAAGCTTGAAGGTCTTGGTATTGAAGTCAAGTCGAAAGACGATGAGCGTGGCTTCTTTGTTACATGTAAGTCTAACTATGAGATCGTACCTTACGATACAAATGGTGACGCACTTGCGCGTAGCATCAAGGTTGGTAACGGATCACGTGGTGATGTACTTGTCAAGCCTTACGCATGGAAAGGCCCAACAGGTAACAAGGGTGTATCGCTAGGCGTTACAAAGTTGGTAGTCACAGACCTTAACAAGTATGTCAAGGAGGAATCAGAAGAGGACGTAGAGATCCTGTGATTGCACTGATCGATGGCGACATCCTCTGTTACCGCATAGGATTTGCAACACAAGAGGAGTCTGAGGACATAGCTATCAGGACGATGGCTAAGTTCTTGGAGGACATGTTGATGTTTGACATAGAGTGTAGTGAATGGAGAACCTACCTAACAGGCTCGTCAAACTATCGGCATGACTACGCTATCACTGCCCCTTACAAGGGGAATCGCAAGGGAGAGAAACCTAAACATCATGGTCTCCTGCGTGAGTATCTGCAGTTCTCATGGAACGGTGACGTGTATGAGGGGATCGAAGCTGACGATGCGATTGCTATTGAAGCAACAAAGTTCGGTGACGATTCCATCATCGTATCCCTAGACAAAGACTTTGATCAGGTGCAAGGATGGCACTACAACTTTGTTAAGCAGGACAAGTACTACGTTACCCCTGAAGAGGGACTGCTCAACTTCTACTGTCAGTTTCTTGTTGGTGATCGTATCGACAATATCATCGGTGTGCAAGGCATCGGCCCAGTGAAAGCAAGGAAGCTTCTTGAGGGTAAGACAGAGCAAGAGATGTTTGACATCTGTGTTGAGAAGTTAGGCAGTCGTGACCGTGCCATTGAGAACGGCATACTATTGTATTTACAACGTAAAGAAGGCGAGATCTGGAGTCCTCCATATGAAGACGCAATCAGCGAAAGCTAAAGGGCGTAAGCTACAGCAATGGACAAGAGATCAAGTCCTCGAAACCTATCCCCACTTGGAGGAAGATGATGTTAGAAGTACCTCTATGGGTGCAAGTGGCAGTGACGTTCAGCTTAGTCCTCTCGCTCGTAAGTCTTTTGACTACGATGTCGAATGTAAGAGTCTTGCGAGAGTTGGAGTCTATCGTTATATTGACCAGTGCAACAATCGAGGTGATACACAACCACTTGTCATCGTTAAAGAAAACAGAAGAAGACCACTCGCAGTCCTAGACGCAGAGCACTTCTTTGAACTGTTAAGGAAAGTTAAGCATGATTAAACATATGGTCATACCTGACACGCAGGTCAAGCCGGGAAACCGTACTGATCACTTGCGTTGGGCAGGGCAATATGCCGTTGAGAAGAAACCTGATGTAATCATACACATCGGAGATCACTTTGATATGCCAAGTCTATCAACCTATGATGTCGGTAAGAAGTCATTCGAGGGTAGACGGTACATCAATGATATCAATGCAGGCATCGAAGCAATGCAAGAGTTCCTTGATCCTATTCGTAAAGAGCAGGACAGACTCAAGCGTAACAAAGACAAGCAGTGGAATCCTCGTTTGGTATTCACACTAGGTAACCATGAGTACCGTATTGCACGAGCAATCAATGCAGACCCTAAGCTTGAAGGTCTCATGTCATTTGATGATCTCTATTTAACTGAGATGGGATGGGAGGTTTATGATTTCTTACAGCCTGTGGTTATCGATGGCATCTGTTATTGCCATTATTTTGTTAGCGGTGTTATGGGAAGACCAGTGAGTTCATCCAATGCACTGATCAACAAGCAACATATGTCGTGTGTTATGGGTCACGTGCAGGATCGTTCAATCTCATACGCAAGACGTGCTGATGGTAAACGTATCACTGGTTTGTTCGCAGGTATTTATTATCAACATGATGAGGAGTATTTGAATCCACAAACGAATGGCTCTTGGTCTGGTGTCTGGATGTTGCATGAAGTAATGGATGGCACATTCGATGAGATGCCAGTGTCGATCAACTACTTGAGGAATAAGTATGCCTGACTTACACGAGGTAGCCCGCAACCATCAAGTAGGAGGTGACCACTATCAGAAAGCAATTCAGCCTTGGGATTACATGGAGGTAGTCCTAACTGAAGAGCAGTTCAAAGGATATCTTATTGGTAATGTAATCAAATACATCTCTCGCTTTCAGGATAAGGGCGGTAAGATTGACTTAGAAAAGTGTTCACATTATCTTGACAAACTGAAAGAAGTATGGTAAAATAGATGTTTACGCTTGAAGATATTAAGGATAAGCTCAAGCAGTTGGACGAGGTGACTCTCATGGAAGTTCTTGAGATCACCTCAGAAGACTTAGTGGAACGGTTCGTAGATCGGATCGAACAAAAAGAAGATACACTGGAGATAGATTTAGATGACTCAACACCTTGGGATAACGATTGACTATGAAAGAGACAGTCGCCTTAGTGAGCAAGCGGTTACGCTCATGCGTGATTACTATATGCTCGAACATGAGGAGTCTCCTCAACAAGCTTTTGCACGTGCCGCAGTTGCTTATTGTTACGATGACCTCGATCTTGCTCAACGCATTTACGACTATGCTTCTAAAGGTTGGTTTATGTTTGCGTCACCTGTGTTGTCGAACGCACCTGAACATGGCAGAGGCAATAGGGGCTTGCCTATTAGTTGTTTCCTTACTTACGTGGGCGACAATCTTGATTCTCTTATTGAACATAATGGTGAAGTAGCTTGGCTCAGCGTCAAAGGAGGAGGCGTAGGAGGACATTGGGGAGACGTGCGTGGTATCAGCGACAAAGCACCCGGCCCGATCCCATTCATGAAAGTAGTGGACAGTCAGATGACTGCTTACAAACAGGGCAAGACAAGGAAGGGTAGCTATGCGGCTTACCTAGATGTGTCGCATCCTGACATCGAGGAGTTCATCTCCTTCAAAGTACCGACTGGTGGCGACATCAATCGCAAATGTTTTAATCTTTTTAATGCAGTGAATATCACTGACGCTTTTATGGAGGCGGTAATCAATGATACAGAATGGAATCTTACAGACCCGAATACAGGAATTGTCAGAGATACAATCCAAGCTCGTAGACTATGGCAACGAATCCTTGAAGCTCGCTTCAGAACTGGCAGTCCATACCTTAACTTTATCGACACAGCCAGAAGAGCTTTACCAGAACGCCAGAAAGCACTTGGACTCACAATTAATGGTAGCAACCTCTGCAATGAAATCCATCTCGCAACGAATGAAGAGCGAACAGCAGTCTGTTGCCTCTCCTCAGTCAACCTTGAACTCTATGATGAGTGGAGAACAAGCGGCATGGTTGGAGACCTTATCCGATTCTTGGACAACGTGCTTCAATACTTTATTGACAACGCACCAGAACAATTATCAAAAGCTGTTTACTCAGCATACAGAGAACGTTCAGTCGGTCTTGGAGCAATGGGCTTCCACGGCTACCTCCAATCCAAAGGAATAGCTTGGGAATCATGGCAGGCCGCAAGTGAGAACTACAAGATCTTTCAGGACATCAAGCAACAGGCTCAGTACTCAACATACCAGTTGGCTATCGAGCGTGGCGAGTGTCCTGATGGACGTGGTACAGGTGTGCGTAATATGCATCTTCTGGCTATCGCTCCTAACGCTAACAGCAGTATCCTATGCGGTTGCTCTGCCTCTATTGAGCCTCGCATATCTAATTGCTATGTGCATCGGACGAGAGCAGGATCTCACACGGTTCGTAATCCATACTTGGAGGCAGTACTGAATGAACACGGGCAGAATACCAAGAAGGTTTGGCAGTCTATCATTGAGAACGAAGGCTCTGTACAGCACTTGGAGTTCTTATCCAACGATGAGAAAGCAACATTTAAGACAGCGTTTGAGTTGGATCAGGGATGGGTTGTTGAACACGCCGCTAAGAGACAGGATTTCATATGCCAAGGCCAGAGTGTTAACGTCTTCTTCCCGTCCGGTACTGACAAGGCTATTGTTAATCAAGTGCATCTCAAGGCGTGGAAGGAAGGCCTTAAAGGACTATACTACTTACGCACGACTGCGGGTGTTACTGCTGAGAAGGTTGGAACGCAGGTAGATCGCAATGCTTTGAAAGACTTTACAGATGATGAGGTATGTGTATCATGTCAGGGGTAAATTGTCCGGAGTGTTACATGAGAGACGGTGCTCATAAGATGGATTGTAGTATAGGAAGAACGAATGACATTTCACTCATTACAGTGAGTAATTTGCAAGAGCATGAGGACGGCAGTGCAACGATGGATATCGAGACCAGTCCTGAAGCTACTCGTCTTCTTGTTGAGGTGGGCTTAACAGCCCTCCTTGAGAAAGCTATTGATGCAGAGAACAAGGAGTATAGTCTACACGAATAGTGCAAAAAAGTGTTGTTTGTGTACACTTATATGTACATAAAAGTGCGTTTGGATAGCATAATATCTAAAACCTGTTTATATAATTGCAAATGGATAACATATGAACCATAAGGAGGTCACATGGATCATATAGTAACCAAACTAAAGAAGGTGTACCTCAAACTTCTGAAGGCTCAGTGCAACAAGAAGTGGAACAAAGCAAGGAACTTACACGCAAAGATTATTGGATTAGAACTGGAGCTTAAGGTACGTGGACAGAAGCACAATAATTAAACGCTTAGAGTTGATCAAAGACTCTGACCCGTTTAACAAAAGAATACTGAATGATTGTTATGAGATCATCACTGAATTATCAGAACGACTAGAAACACTGGAACAAACACTGGAGAATGTTTATGAGTCTGTTGGAACAGAACAAAAGTTATAAACCATTTAGTTACCCTTGGGCTGTTGAGTACGCAACACAACACGAGCGTATTCACTGGATTGAAGATGAACTGGAATTGCAAACAGATGTCAACCATTGGAAATCCGATAAGCTATCGCAAGCAGAGAAGAACCATATCACCCAGATTCTGCGGTTGTTCACTCAAACTGACGTGGCAGTCGGAACAAACTATCTGGAGTATTATATACCCAAGTTCAAGAACAATGAGATCAGGGCGATGCTCACAGCCTTTGCTAGTAGAGAGTTCATCCATCAACGCGCATATGCCCTCCTTAATGATACTCTTGGATTACCTGAAGAAGAGTTCGGAGCATTCCTAGAGTATCAGCAAATGTCTGCTAAACTGGAGTTCATGTCCGATATTGACGTACATTCTCATCAGGGTACAGCGATGGCTATTGCACGTAGTGTACTCAACGAAGGTATGTCACTGTTCTCAGCGTTTGCTATGCTGTTGAACTACCAACGTTACGGTAAGATGCCGGGTATGTGTACTGTTGTTGAGTGGTCTGTACGTGACGAGTCACAACACGCAGAGGGTATGGCTAAGTTATTCAGAGCCTTCTGTGATGAACACCCACGAGTAGTGAATGATGATTTTAAGAAAGATATATACGAGATGTTTCGTACTGCAGTCAAACTTGAAGACAAGGTTATTGATCTTGCGTATGAGATGGGTGACTTGGAAGGTCTCGCGGCGGCAGATGTTAAGCAGTACATTCGCTACCTCGCAGACAGACGTTTACTCCAACTTGGTCTCAAGACGAACTGGAAGGTTAAGGAGAACCCTTTACCGTGGATGGAAGAATTGTTGGGAGGTAGTTCTATTTCTAACTTCTTTGAGAAGAGAGTCACAGACTACAACGCACATGGATTGGAAGGAGAAGATTGGGGATGGTAACCGCTAGATTTCACAACGTGTTTGGACTGTCAGCAGAGACAGTAGAAGGACAGCCCGTACTAGGATTCACTAAGGATCAAGGGATTGACGAGGCTGATGTATATTTCTTTGATGGTTATATTATTAACATCCCGTTCTGTAAGATTATGATTGGTGATGTTTACGGCATCATTGAAGACTGAACCACCCTCCAGTGGCTTGCCCCCGAAAGGGGGCTTTTTTATTGTAACTCTACTGAGTCTTCTAATCCTTTCTCAAGGATAATCTTATTGTAGAATCTTCTTGCAAAGTCTGGGTCTGTTGAGTATAGCTCAGCAAACATTCTCTTGCCTGCAGATTTCTTCATCTTATCGATCACATTATCAAGGACTACTTTCTTACGAGAGTCTGGTAACTGTTGATAACTATCTGACTCAACCAGTCCAGTCAACGCAGGTGTCACCATCTCTGCACTCAACTGACGATAACGCGCAATCTGTTCGTTAGTCATGTCAAGTCCTTTGATCTTATCACCCACCCTACCTTTCGTGTAGTTCAATCGAGAGAGTTCCATCTGCACTGGTGAGCGTTCGCTGTCAGAGATGATACCAAAGCCTGTGATTGCTTGAATACGATTGGTCTCTCGCGGCCCACCATATAGACCATACTCTTGTGGTAATGACTCACGCAAGAATGGCACACGTTGTTGTAGTTTCTCGATTGGTGTTGTGGCCTGACGCTCATATGGATCAAGGATACGTGCCGCCTCGTTGACAATCGCAGGAGTCAGTGGACGTAGTAATTGAGATGCAATCTTCTCATCAACACGAGCAGGATCTGTGACACCTTCAAGCACCAACGAGAAGCCTTCCATGAATGACTTAGACAGAATGTGATACTTGAGACCAATCATAATGTCAGTGATCAAGTCACCATAGAACTTCTTGTCTGGGTTCTTGTCAGCATTGTAATCTTCAATGGCTCGCTGTAAGTCACCTGCTAAACCAAAGGCTGTTGCGATAGGCTCAATACGCTGATAAGGAATCCATGTGTCTCCGATCTTAATCGCAAACGCAGACTTACCTTCATCCTTCCATGACTGCGCTTCTTGTCCATCACGTGGAGCACCTGTCACACGCCCTGCCGCATACAACGACATGATCCCTGCAAACATACCAAGTCCTAGAATCTGACGAGGAATCAACTCATCGTTATCCATCTTGACTGGTACACCACCTTCTGAATACTTTGGTCTGAATGCAAAAGGTAAACCGGGTACGTATGTCACACCTTCCTTGAGAATGTTCCAAGGAGTCTTGACAAAGGGAACCATTGTACCTAGTAGCAAACGTCTCGCTTCACCTGCCGCATCATCTCCTGCTTCATTCTTGAGCTTCTGAATGTTGGCAGGTAATCCATAGAGACGAGACTGGAATGTATTGTCAAGAGCAAACTCTCGTACTGTTGTGTACGGTAGCCAGTCTTTCTCACTAGCTCCGAACATCTTACCTAGTCTACGTTCCATCTCACCAAAGTCATTAGTGATTACTGAGGCTTCTTTCTTGTAGCTGTCAAGTAGTTCACGATAACGTACATCATCATTACCTGCTTCCTGACGAGCCTTGATAGCCGCCATCTGTGCAATCTTCTGTCTACGGAAACGAGCCTTACCATACTCATCAATCGCAACAGTCAGCTTGGTTGGGATACGAACAATCTCACCACCTTTACCCGGGATTGCTTTACGAACGTAGTCGTACCCTTCATGTACATACTGGTTGATCTGCTCTGGTGTAGGCTCAAACTCTGACAACGCATCAACACGAGCAGTAAACTCAGGAGTACCTTCCTGCAGCCCTTCATCTAATGCACTACGTCTTGCGTATGCTTGAGAGATTGAGGCTTTAACTTCTGGTACTGTACGTCCTGTTCCTGCCGCGAGTTCTTTAACTGTTGCCTGTACGTCAATCGGATACCCACGAGTCCAACCAGTGCGGAAGTAATGTAAGTCAGCTACGAATCCTTCTGTTGCGGCTTGCAACATAGCGTATGCTTCACCTAATGTACGATCACCTTTGGTTAGTTTAGTCGCATCAGTGAGCGCACCAATTGCGTACACAGTAGGACGCAACATATTCTGCACCGCAATAGATAATGCGTTAGCAATCGGAGTCATCGTACCAGAAAGGTAACCATTGATAACTGCCTCAAGTGTATAATCAGCAATAGTCTTACGCTTACCAATCTCACCAATTGCATCTGCAAGTGCAAGAGCTTCAGCCTCACGAGACAGAGTATTTGCAGGCATTGAGTTTGCTATTTCTGGTAGAACCTTTGTTAAACAGTTATCTGAAAAGTATTGACCCATTAGCACTTCACTCCAAACATTGCCGCATTGATTGCTTCACCACGCTCCAGTTGCCCTTCTTGTATTTGAATAAAGTGACGCATTCTACGTAGCTGTGTCATTGCGTTAGAAATCTTTGTCTTCTGTGCAATGTAACCTGCGTTACTAATGTAATTATAATATTGAATATCTTGCATGACTCGGACACCTTCTTCACTATCGAGTCTACCTTCACGCATTAAAGCATTAAGAATCTTACGTGAATCAAACATACGCTGTTGTGCTTCTTGGATTAAAGGTGTGATCGCTTCTAACTCATCAGCCTTGAGGATGTTCTGTTCATTCTCTGCTAACCAAGACGCAAGATCATCGTAGTCTTCAAGGATTCTGTTCTCAACAGCAATAGCACCATCAACAACATTACTCCATGTGTACCGTCCACGAATAGTTTCATCACGTAAACGAGCTAACTGATCAGCAGACTCAGCCTGTAAACGAGAATGGAAGTTACGCTCTGCCGCTGTCTCACCCACAATCTGAGTAGGTTCTTTAACAACACCTTCTTCAGTTCTACTTACAGAGAAACGCTCTTGCTCTGGTACTGTACGGCCAGTGAATGCACGCTGTACTGCTTCTGTACCCGGAGCATCTGGAGAGGTAGCTTCAAAGCGTCCACCTGGGCGAGCACCTGTTGAGCCTACACCCGCAAGAGGATCAAGACCTAGTGGCACACGAGGAGGTTTAGTCTCAGGTGTAGAGAGTACGTAATTTAAACGAGAGTTCAGTTCATTTAACTGTGCTTCAAAAGGCTCTGGTAACTTCTGAGCTTCTTGACGTACAGCAATATTAACTGCCCTCAGATCAGCACCTGCTTCTTGTGATAGTTCTGCAAGCCTAGATTTCTGTGCTGAAGGTAAACGCTCGATACGTCCTGAGTCAATGGTATTAATATAACGCTGTGCTCTTGCGGCCTCTTGCGCTTCAGCTAACTTACCTGCAATCTTCTGTTGTGTTGCTTGTATCTTAGCTACAGTTTCTTCTGCTCTTGCTTTAGCCGCAACAGTCTTACGTGCTCCTGCAATCTGCTGTGCTTTAGCAAGTTGTTGGTTGACAGAATCTAATGAACGCTGAAGTGTTTGTACTTCTCTGCGAGGTAATGCTTTGGCCGCAATAGGTGTTAGTTCTTCTTTTAACTTGACAACAGGATTGAACGCACGAGCCGCAGGAGGTTCAAACTGTGCAAGAGGAGTAGCTACTTCATTATATGTACGCTGAGCTAACTTTTGTACATCCTCAATAGCTCCTGCTTCTTGTAAGTTCTGACCGACACGAGCCTCAACAGCCGCAAGCTCTGTATCATCAAGAGCCTGATAGACTTCATCCTTCAGCTTACCATCACGCTTGACTGACTCAGGAACAATGATACCGTCTTCATCACCTTCAACTTTAACTGATGGGCCTTCTGTGACACGCTGTATTATCTTACCTGCCGCCGCACCTAAGCCTGCACCTAAACCTGTACCTGCCATAATGTTGAGTACAGTGGAGTCACCAAACTCTTCATATGTAGGTTCAAGAACACCACCGACTGCACCACCTGCCGCACCACGAGAGAGACCTTGCTTAACAAGATTAGCTGACTTGATTAGCTTAGTGAATGCAAAAGGAAGGGTGACTGGATCTGCAAGAGAACCTAGTAACAATGCACTGTAGCCCGCAACAGGATTCTGCTCAAGCATGATACGCAACTGACGCTCTTTCTCAAGGTCAGTCATATCGTTCATGCCAAACAGACTGAGACCCGGAGCAATCTCTCCAGTTGCTGACTGCTCAAGACCACGTGCAGTGCCTGTTAGTCCACGCTCAGCGGCACGATATAGAGTCTCACCGATACCGTACTGCTCACCTTCACGAGCATCAAGATCAATCAGTGCATTATTAATCTGCGCTTCTGTGTACCCATCAGGAAACTCTATGAGTCCATAGGTAGGATGTCGTACCGTAACGGCCATTACTTAGCGTTCCTAAATCCAGAGAAAACATCACTCACTTGTCCAGTGGTTTGTAAATCTGCAGGTGATCCTCTTCGTCTACTTGCGATACGTTGCTTTTGAATTTCTGCTCTACGCTTCTTGAGTCGTTTAATCTTAGCCGTTTTGTTTTTATCGTTTGATTTTTCAAGAGCTACGATCTGATCACGTAACGCATCACTTGCTTCCTGTAAAGCTTCTGGATCAGCGTACTCAATCTCACCTTTAGGTAAAGCCTGTGCAATACGAGGAGCCGCCTGTGCTCCCGGAGTTAACAAGCTTTGTTCAAGTCGAGCAATCTCTGCAGGGTCTGTAATGATACGTCCTTGCTGTGGCACAAATGGTTCTTGCGTTGGAGCAGGTTGAGTAGTTGCCGCAGGAGTAGCTTGAGTCGTTGTCGGAGCAGTAGCCTCACCAGTCTTAGCAGGATTACGTACCACAACACCTTGTTCATTAGTAATATAATCTGGTACCGGAGCTTGAGGCTGTTCTGTACCTGTATCAGTAGCGGCTTTCGCTCCATACTGGGAGATATCAACAAGAGGCACTAAACCATCAGCAGTACGCTCATGTGGAATGTTTTCATATTGATCTTCATACCCAACAATAGACCACTCAAGAGTCTTAGCGTCTTGCTTGTATATTGGCTTCTGTCCCACCTTTGTAGGTACGTTAACAACAGCCCCTTGCTTTGACTTCTCTAGCTCACCTGCATATGCCGCAATCTGTAGCGCACGCTCTGGTGCAAAAGAAGATACAGTCTGTGCAAGTTCACGCAGAGCCGCAGGATCATTAGGATCAACACCTGCAATAGCCGCTTGCATTTGCTCTGCCGCTTCCATCTCTGGAGACTTACCACCAAACAAACGAGCAAGACCTAATCCAATAGCCGCACCAGATTGTTGAAAACCATCACGCTGAGATGCAAGGAACTCTGCTTGTTGTTGACGCTGACGCTCCATCACTTGCTGTGGTGTTGCACCAAATAAAGATAATACTTGATTACGTGTTGCCATTAGAATGATCCCATATATCCAGTTGGGTTTCTGTAAAATTGATATGCACTACTTGCACCAGTTCCACCGTAGCCCCCTAAGCCAGTAACCTCACCGGGGGTACTACGAAAAAAGACCACCAGACATCGCACCACCAAGGAGCGACCCAAAGAAGCCTGCGTTCTGACCACGCTGTTGTTGCTGAATTTGCGCTTGTGTTGCATAAGGAGACAATTGCATTTGACCTGAAGCATATGCCGCCGCCGCACGAGCAGTCTCTGCATCCAATCCTTGAGACATAAGCTGAGACTCAAGACCAGAGATACCCATACCTGCTTGCAACATACCACCTGCAAGTTGCTGTAGCTGAGCTTGTTCACCAAGAGCTTGCTGTCTAGCACCTGCCGCAATCTGTGCAAGAGTCTGCTGTTGTGCTCGTCCAAGACCCAGTGCATCAGGTTGAACCATTCCTGCTCCTGTACCTAATCCTTGAGACTCTCCTGCAAGGCGTAGCCCTAAGCGTCCAGAGCCAAACAAACGAGACTGTAGCTCTGTTGCTTGACGTTGGAACTCTGGCTGTAACAGTGCCGCTTGCTCTGCAAAGACTTCTTGACCTCTACGTGTAGGATCAAACGCCGCCGCTTGTTCAAACAAACTACCTGCACCTGCAAGCGATGTTCCAAGAATATCTTGATACGGTTGTGCAAGAGTAGTACGAAACTGTCCATCACCTAGATACTGAGCAGAACCTGCACCAGTGGTTACAGTGTATGGTCTAAAGACTGCTTCTTTGCCTAGCTCTCTTGCACGAGCAACAGCTTCAGCGGCAGTACCTGCACCACCTTTTCCAAATAAGGCGTTAGTAACACCGCCTACGATATTACCCATTTGTATATCTCCACATAGGTCTTTCTACACCATCGTCACATGGTAGGGTTTGTACATATTCATAACCTAATGACTTGACGAATTTCTCTAACTTAGGATTGTCAGTCAAACAAAAGAACGGTTCATTATGCATTGTCTGCAAGAGACCGTGTACCATTTTAAATTCTTTCTTTATACTTGGAGTCCACTTACGTACATCTGCGTGTGTCCAAGTTCTGTCTGCAAAACGCTCAAAGTAGATTGTATATGCAGGTTGTATTACGACTGGTGTCTTTACCATTAAGCCTTCATGATGTATGCTAGTGCATAGTATGGAGGTAAGTTCTTGTTAGTACCTGATTCACCAGAAGAGTTAATACTAATACCAGTTGTTTCTGTGCTTGTTGGGCCAGTGCTATCGTTACCAACAGAAGTACCAGAGTCAAACGAGTTGTTCTTTGGCCCTGTTGAGTACTGAGTATGCGAGTGACCCGGATCAGTAATTGTGTGCGTGTGTGACACAACAACAGCGTCTGCGCTACCGCCTGTGTCTCCGATAGAGTATGTATTACCAGAGCCTACAACAAAACGATCTGTTAAGTTTGGAGTCCCGTTAGTACCATCACATAAGTACCATCCACTTGGAACACTAACGCCAGACCACATAGCAATCATTCCAGAAGGAACGCCATTAGCGAGTACAAATGCACAAGTGGCTAACTGTGTTGTGTTTGTGCCTGCAGACGCAGTAGGTGCTGTTGGTGTACCAGTTAATGCAGGAGAGTTAAGATCTGCTTTTGAGTTGATTGCTGTTTGAATTGCATTGAACTCATCGTCAATCTCTGTACCCTTGACAACCTTAAGAGGATTCCCTGTAAGCAAGGCATCCTTAGACGCAAAGTCAGTTGATTTAGTATATGAACTCATAGTGTTCTACCTTGTTTAACATAGATGTCCATCTTTTGAATTGATAAAGCACCACCATTAAGGTCTGCTTCAAAACCTAATTGCATAACCGAACCTGCTCCAGAACCTGCAACACGTACAGTATCTACAATGTTACCGCCTGAGTATTCAGACTCATTGTATTCTGCAACGTTATACTCATAGATTGTTGCTTGCTTTACAGTCAACGCATAGTTATTGTATACGTCACTATAATCAAAACCTGATTTCACAACAAAGTCTTGACCTGTTGCACCAATTACAGTAATAGCTAATCGCTTGAGAATCTTTACTGCCGATGGAGCACTGAGATCAAAGTAGTTTGTGAAGTACACCATACGATACTTCTCACCATTATCTTGGTAGCCAGTGTATCGTGCAAGACCATCCGCATGAGTCATATACACTTCACCATCAAAACCTAACCAAGATGTAAAGTCCATATTGTTCCAGATAGTCACACGAGATGAGCCATCTTGTAAGGGTGCTCGCATATCAAAACAGTATACTTGTCGTGTTGTTGGGAATGCTAACAAGTAAAATGCATTTGATTCTGAGTATACAGACTTAATCTTTGATGGTGTTTCAGATTCAATTAACTGTACAAGATCATCGCGCACATTACGTGAAAGTTCACGCATTGGTTGTGACTTCTCTTGAATTACTCGTCCAAGACTACGCACACCAGACTCAGACAAGAACACAATATCAGTACCCGTGTTACGAACAGAGTCTCTTGCAATACAGCCAACACCAGAAATTACTTCGACAAGTTGCATTGTAGCAGGATCAAGGTATGTCTGATTGTTGTCAGAGTCACCCATGATAACAATATTCTGCTTACAGAAGATAATCAAATAACCGTTGTGAGCACCTAATGAAACAATCTCATCGTTACCGTTGACAAGAATACTTGAGATATCTAGTGAGCCTACAGTGCCTGTGCCGGGTCTCCATTCTGCACCATCAAGCAAGTTAGACCAGTATACAGTTGTCTTGTTAGATGGTGTGTTTGCTACCCACAGTCTACCATATGCAGACAATACTGTGTTAGCTTGTGGCGGAGTACCTTTACCCTGAGTAGTAATGTCATCAAGTACACCAGTGGTAGGGCTAAAGTAAATAGGTTCATAACCACCTTGGAACAAGTAAGCCGCATCATTCAATGTAGCCGCTTGCCAGTTACCTGTTGTTACATTGTTAATACCCGGAGTATTTGTGTACGTAACAGGATTGAGTGTACCACTAGAGTAAATATAAAATGATGTGTTAGACCAAGCACCAAAGTACTCAGCACCATTAATATCTACAAACCGATGCGTACCTTGTAAGTCAATCCCTGTTGACTCATCCAGAAACTGCCACCCTTTACGAGCACCTAGTCTACCAAACTTATCAATCACACAGTTAGTAGCCTGTAGCGCAAAGCCAGACTCAAGGGTAATCCCAGACTCTTGTGTGTTAAGACCGTAGAATCCCGGTGCGGCAATACTAGCTGACTGTAAAGGAGTAGCCATTAAGAACTCCAGATAATCTCTTCAGGATGTTTAGCTGAATCAAACGCAATTGCATCATTCAGTACACGTTCTGCTGTAGAGTATGCAGAGTTAGCTGATGCACCACCGTCTTCACCACGTTCCTCAACAGCCTTTGCATACGCAAGCATTTGAACAGGCTTTGCAGGAATTAAAAGAGTTGTGCTATCTGCTGATAATTCTGCTTGAGGCATGACAACGTTAAAGCGTAAGTCATATGCTCCATTAGGAATAGGATACAAGTCAACAAGCGTGTCTCCATCGTCAGAGATTCCATTGAAAGAATAATAACGAGGTGCTCCACTTGTAGGAGTTGTATTTAAAAACCAGTTGTTAAACTCAGACGCTGTACGGTAAGTCATGAAGAAGTTGCTAGTGTCATTCACAACATCAAGAATCTTAAAACGATTCTGAGTACCGTTCAGTTCGTAGTTAAATACGCCAGAGGATGTAGTGGCTGACAAGGTAGTACGCAACGCAGACCAATTCCATGCATTCTCAATCTCTTCTTTGGCATCGTTGACTAACACACCAATGAGTGTTGAGTACGCAGTCTCATTGACTGTCGAGACTGTACGCTCTCTTAAGCGTTTGAGAATATTATTTACAATTTCAAGATACGTCATTTGCGTTTCCTACTTAAGAGTTTAATATTATAGCATACTTTTGCTATTTTGTCAACCCCTACCACTTAACTTTATCAGCCCAATATGCCGCTGACATCTTTCCTTTTGCGATGTTCTTACCGTGACGAGCCTTAAATGATGCACGTTTTTTCTTCATGCGATCACTCTCACCTGCTTTTGGTTTACCTGCAGTCTTTGCACCTTGCTCGCCAAACCGAATTGTTTTTACCTTGTCACCCTCTTTAGCCACAACGACGTGTGACTTCTTAGGATGGTTAGGAGTACGTTTTGGTTTGTTGAACCCTGATACACCTGCTCGTTTGAGTCTTGGATCTCTTTCAGCCATTAGAATCTATATCCTTTTGGTTGGTTAGGTAACCGCTTCCAGTTCTTGTCATCATCAATCTTAGACTTTTTTTTCTCTGAGTTGACAGTCTCACCCGGAATATATGTATAACCTTTTGGAATACTACGGTTGTCAATCTTTGGTTGTGGGTTTGGTGGGAACTTAGGCTTTGCCATTACTTTCTCCGCTTACCTGATGCAGTTACTTTGTGTTTAATCTTAGCAGGGCCAGTCTTACGTTTGATGCTACTACGCTTCTCAGCGGCAGTCATCTTAGCGGCTACTGCTTTAGGACGACAAGAAGGATAAGGTCTTTTGCTTTTACCTTTTGCAGACTTACGTCCACACTCCTTCCCTGTCTTTAAGTCGCGCCAGTCTTCTTTAAACCATTTGGTCAGACCACCTTTCGGTTTATTTGTACTTCCCGCCACGCTTCTTGTACTCCTTGGTTAACCAACCTGACGCATACGCAGAAGGCCAGACCTTGTATTTCTTTTTAGCCTCAGCCTTCACACGATTGTACAGAGCCTTGTTTGTAGGAGTAGCCATTACTTCTTCTTTTTCTTTTTAGTGTAACTAACTTTCTTGCCAGTTGCTTTGGCCTTGTTCTTAGCCATTGCAATGCCTTTCTTAGTGTATGGATACTCTTTACCTGCTACCTTCGGCATATTATTTCCTTACCATTTCCATTAGACCTTTACCGGCTTTGACACCGAATGAGGCCAGTACAATTACCATGAGAATCTCATGATACCAAGTCGGCAAAGTTGCCAATGCGTCGAATCCCGATTGAATATGTCCCACCATGCTTGGTATAAAGACAAGGATCAGGGGTATGCTGAACACTATCGTCAGCCACTCGTCCTTCCACGAATTCTTTGATGCCTCTGCCATGATGCGTTCCCAGTCCGCTGTAGACTGTGCCGCTGTTTTCAGTGCTGTGGCTTTGGCCTCTGCGGTGGCCTTGGTTGACTCCGCCTTGGCACTGACCCATGTACCTGCCAAGTTCGTGATAGCTGTGACTAACCCAATCATGTGGCATTACCTGTTACATCCGTCTGTATGCAGATAGCATCGTAGTTGATCTTAGGCTGTGGTGCTGTTGCCATAAAATACTCACGGGCTTCAAAGCACTGATCCATTGTTGCGAATGGGCCTTGAGGATAGACAGCGTAGCCATCAGCTTGAATTAGTATTGCAAATAGTAGCCACATTACGATTATCCCTGTTTACTTAACCAGTAGAAGATGTAGATTACCAAACCAATGGCTGTGAGAACGCTAATGCCCAGACCAATCCCAATGCACCAATCAGTAATTTGTTTTTTACGTTTAGCTTTCTTGGCCTTCTCTTCACGTTCAGCACTGTCTCTACTGTCCTTCATTTGTTTCTGGAAGGCTAACCAGTCCTCCCATAGTCCTGCTCTGCCCTGCCATATCATCATTTGTTTCAGCGTAGCTTCATATTCTTTAAGCTGTTCTGCCGCTTGGAAGGCTTGCATATCGGACTTGTATCCGTGTTCGTGCGCCTTCTTTTGTAGTTCTGCCTTGAAGCCAAAGTAGTCTGCTAGTGCATCACCGGCTTCGTATAGTTGCTTACCGTTGGCTATCGCTTCTTTGATGACACCAAAGGCGGCATTAGCGGCGGCAAGCTCAGCTATCATTAGGAGGCTTCCTGCCTAATAAGCCCTGTACTGTCTGTGTTTCGTAGATGCGGATGCCTGTCCATATTAATGTGAATAAGGCCGCCAGAGGTGGCAACACATCACCGATTGTTCCTACTACTGTGACTACACTAACTGCGTCAATAACCTGCTTAGTGCCTTCTGTTGCCATGTCTTTCACATCCTACCCTTAGCTATCCGCATCCTGAATCGTTAGCTCACCCGCATCAACCTGTCGCATGATTTCTTGGTACGACTCACGGTCTGGGTCAATGACAACACTAATATAATCGTCTCCACCTAAATGGCATTGAATACGAACATTTACGCCATCTTCATTGGCTTTGTATTTTGCGCTAACAATATTCATAACTCTGCATCCGCTCTGGCGTTGTAAATTCGGTTGGTAACGTCATCATCATCGTATAATCCTAAATTGACATTACTTGTATAAATTTCGCTATAACCATTACTACCCCCAACTGAATAACTTAAGTCTGGGGTTGCTCTCATAGGAGGGACAAAGGGTCGTTGTATAAAAGAACCACTAGCACCATAAACAGCTCCATATATTTTATTGTCATATACGTCACCTGCCGTTGCGCTCCGGGTTATTAACTGAAAATACCGTCTGCAAAGCATTTCTTCCTCACCGTAGCTTCTGTGTTCAAACGGTGTTGCAACGCTTCCGACTTCTAGTTGGACTCCGGTGATGTAAATATTATTACCAACAGTGTCTGCAAGGTTTACCTGACCAACCACACGGTTTGCGTTTGTATTCGCTGTCCATGTTGTTGATAAAGTACCAGAGGTAAAATCAGTACCTGCGGCTAGCCAAAATATACACCAGAAAGATACATTATTATCGTTATCTAGTGACCCTACTGTATCTCCTTCAAAGACGATAGTCTTCTTTTCCCATGTATCTGCTGAGTCAATCGTGTATGACTTGCTAATTTGTCTGGCGTTATCTATACCGTAAATCTCAGCAATGTATGTCCCAGTTTTTGCAGACCTTACCCAAAAAGACATGGTAATAGTTTCAGCATTAGCTGTCCCGTACTTGAGGTGTTGTAAGTTTTGACCTTCAATAGCTTGTTGTAATACGGCAAGACTTCCTGATGAGAGGCTTGCGTTAGCCGTTGTACATTCAAGTTTATAGGAATTAGAAAACCCTTCAGGTGCAGTAGTGCTTTGAGTTGCTGTCCATGTTCCGCCAGTGCCTACTGAAAAATTCCATCTATCAGAGGTGTAGTAAGACGCACCAGAACTAATACCAGTAGTTGATGTCCCACGCTGTGCAACCTGCATCGCACCATTGATAATCAGATTGCGTCTACCCAACGATGGTGATGCTGTGGTGACGACAGTACCCGACTCAGCCGGTACAGAGAGTGAGCCTGTGCCGTCAGCTTTCTTGATTGTGTTGACTAAGAGTTCGCTCATGCAGAAGCTCCTTTCAGTGTAGCTACTTCAGCTTCCAATGTTTCAATTCGTGCAATCGCTTCTTGAAGCGCACCAGTGAGTAGCGGTACAAGTTTAGATTGGTCTATCTGCTGATAGATTGGATTGTTTTCATCATCTACTGCGTCTTTCTCGCCTACAATAGCTTCAGGTACAACATCAGCAACTTCATGTGCAATAAATCCATCAACGGTTGCGTCACTTCCAATAAAGTTAAACTGTGATGGGTTTAACTGCTTAACTCTATCAATCGCACCAGTCATATCCACTACGTTTTCTTTCAGACGATAATCTGAACCAGTGTTATATGACGTTGATGAACCATTTGAGGTTATTGAACCTCGCTGTGAACCAGTCTCTGTAAAATTAAAATGGTAATATGTGCCACCATTATTTTGAGCGTATGTCGCATAACAATACCCACC